AATGAACTAGTTTTAGCGCCACAACCACCATATAGCGAATTGGCTGTAACCTTATAACCTAATTGGCGTTGATCTAAAACTTGCTTCATAAATTCATCTTTTTCATTTGGTATCATTTTCCTTGTGTCTTTTCTCGCTTTTAATAATTTTTTTAAAATAGAAGGCATTATTGCGGAATTATTATTGGGAAATTGAGCAAATCTACAAATTTTATAACCACATTTTATTTTTTTTGCCGCTGCTTTTGGATGCTTTCTAACATATCTATATGTATCATATGACACATTTACATATTCGTATCCTGGTAAGTTATCATATATATAATTTTCATTAGAATCTTTTTCACCCCATTCTTCAATTAGATTTCCCGCTAAATCATATTCCCGAGTCCATACCTTACTATCATGTGATAAATTTTCACTGATCATCGAACTTGGATATAATGATGCGTAATCATTACAGGCAACCGGATTATCTAAATATAAATCACATTTAGGGTCCAATACGATAGCACCTTCATAACCTTCATCTAAATCACCTTTTTCAATAACAGGAATAAGTGTTCTTATTTTTCTACATTCGCTCGCAATAAGACTTTGTAATTTAATTCCTTGACCACGCATTACCAAAAAGTTTATCGGTACACTACAAATTTTTGCCATCTCAATAAAACCAGTAAGAACATCTGATTTATTAAATAAATAATGAACTAAGTTACAGTCCTGTATACAATATTTCGCGATTACTGCTCTGTCATCTGCGCTTCCATTTGTCATACGAAATATATCTTTAGGAGAAACATCATCTTTCGCTAAACACCATCTTACTTTTTTACTAAAATCAGGATTTACCAAACCATTAATTTTAAATTTTAAATTTTCTTTATCAATTTCTGTTACTATATATTTGGCGCCATCGTCATAATAATCAACTGAATGACCTATTTCTTCGAAATGTATATAACTTCCTATTATTAGTCCTGTCAAATTTGTAGTTTTTATTTCTGTATATATTTCATCAACATTTTGTTCTATTGATTTCACGAAATCACCGATAAAATTACCTGCTACATAATCTAACTTATAACTCGTTAAGTTTTCTGTGCGCCTATAAAAATTATATAAATCTATTTGTAAGCGTCCATTCATTTTAATAAATCTTAAATCGTGTTGACCACTTGCTATCTGAATACTACTTTCTTCTATTTTTAATCGACCCGTATCTTTATCTCTAGTCGCACACAATTCATCTATATTTCTAGATAATTTTAGAAATTCTTCAGAACAACCATTTTCTTCAGAACGTCTAAACATAAACTCATAATCGAAACCAAATATGTTATATCCAATTATTATATCTGGATTTTCTCTCTGTACTAATTTTTGCCAAGCCAAGAGAACATCATGTTCATTATCATAAGTCTCAATTATACTGTTTTCCATCGGTAAATTACTACATGTATTTAACACTATACAATGATTAAATTGCGGTTCTTTATCACCATAATTCATAAATGTAGAACCGATGAATGTAACTTTGTCACCTTCTAATTTTGGGAATATTGTTCCGAGTGAGTAATTTATTTCAGTTAATTTATCGTCACGTTCAAATTTTTTATCCATAATAATATTTATAATAGTTGCACCTTTATCTGTATAACTCTTCGTTTTTTCGTAAGTTTTTTTATGAGATACTTCGTAATCACCACTTATTTCGTCTTTTACGTCTGAACTATCTACATTTCCATTATCTTCATCATCACCATATTTAGAAAATTCTTTTGCCATTTTATCAAACATTAATTCAATTGTATTAGCGTCATTATAATCGGAAGACCTATTTATATTTCTCACTTTTGTTTCTAACCATTTTTCGCATAGAATTTCTACTGCTTCCTTTGTTCCAGGATGTTTTTTCGGATATACTAAATCTATTCCATTCATATTATCATATCCAAACGCAGTTAATATTATTTTTCTTAATATATTTTTACATAAATCAGCAGTAAGTTCCATTTTAAATTCATCAAAATATTCAATTATATTAGTCGCTAGTTTTTTGTATGTTTTAATTGGTATTGGGAAATCTCCATGACTACTACTTGCTTCAATATCAAAACTCATTATTTTATATGGAACTCTCGTTTCTTTATCATTCAACGGTATAATATTTTTATAGTGGGTTTTTAATTGATAATCACAATTTACTGTTTTATCATCATTTTTTATTTCAATACAGTTTTTAACCGGAATTACGATCCAACCGGAAGGACTTAAATCTTTAATATGGAAGAAACGTAATAGTGGCGGGATATTTGCTTCATATAATTTTACTTCTGTACCATTATATAGATAACCATTTTTCAATAACTTATGCCCACTTTGATAATCTGTATACCAAAAATTTTTTGCTTTATTGAATGCGGATAAATTAGCGAATTCTATAAATATAAATTTGTGTTCTTTTCCACCATCAAAACCGTATAATTTTTTACGTTTTATAATTTTACATTCAGTTATAGAATCATGATAATATTTTCCCATTTTTTCTTTAAGATGTAATAAAAATCCCTCTTTCATTTCTTTAGTCCATTTATCATTAACCATTAAATAAAAGAACGGTTTAAACCCTTCTACAAGAAGTGAATATGTTTTTCTATTATCATCCAATCCAAATATTTGAATCATAAAAACATTACAATCCTTGTAAATATTTTGTTCATCATCTGATTCTAATTGTGAATCCTTTTGATTAAAGGAATTGAAATCAAATATTCTAAAAACGTGTTCCATTGTTAATTAGTTATAATAATATATATTTATTATATTTAATAAGTATCAATTTTATTTAATATTATAATATTATATAATGACAAAAAAACGAACAAAAAAATATAAAGGAGGAAATAATGATTTGTTATTAGATGACAATTATATAATAAATAATTTAAAAGATGTCTTAAATGATAAACCATTAAAATATAAATTTGACATTACAAGAGATGAAAAAAATTACGACGTCTTTGTATATAATGAAGATACAAAAGATTATAATCCTGACGGAGACCCTTGTTTAACAATACAATTTAAAACTGTTCCAAATGGGGTATCAATAAAAGTTGAATTATTAAATAAATGTATTCCAATTAAAAATTATGGTGTGTTTATGTTAAATTCATTAAAAGAATTTGCTGAAAAATTTGGTTATTACTCAGTAATTATAGGAACGGATGTTTCATATTTAGAATTTAAATTTCAAGATAAAAATGATGTTATAATAGAACTGGCTTATTTAAGTATTTTATCTACTGGTGAATCATGGTATAATAGAATGGGTTTTTATAATTCATTCAACACAGAACAAATCGAAGATAATAAACGTAAAATAAGTTTTCCAATAGGTGAATTAGATGACTCAATAAAAATTATTGAATTTATTGATAATGAAATTAAATATTATAAACAATTAAGAGTTAAAAAACTGCCTATTTGCTATCAAATTATTAGCAGTTATGGAAATTTTCGTGAATTATATAATTTTATTTTAGATATAACACGAAAAACTGGTACTGACACTATTCAAGATGTATTTAAAAGTTTATATAAATTTATTAGAGATAATTGTGATACAGATAGTAAAAAATGTAATGTAGATCATGATACTATGCAAAAAATATCTTGTTTCATAAATTTTATCTATAATTTTTTAGACATAAAATATGAATCATCTTTACTTGTATATGTTTCTTTAATACAAAAATCAGGAAAAAAACCTTACAATAAAACAAAAACAAACAAAAAGATTACTCGAAAAATAATGAGCAGAAAAATAAAAAAAAAGTATTATAAAAAATAAATTATATATAGTATTTAATATTATGAAAACTAAAAAAAAACATAATACTAAAAACAAAACAAAAAAATTTTTATATAATCCTAATAATCCAAAAAAGTCTTTTGATGTTTATATTGATAAAAATCCAAAAGATACAATAAATATTAAATATACAACATTAGATGATGTAAAAAATACAATAAAAAAACTAGAAAAACTGTATAAAAATAAAAGTTATTCACATAAAAGAATTTGGCAAGTTGGTATGATAATGAAAGTAAGATTAGAAGTCTTAAAAGATAAAAAACCAAAAGAATATAATCTAGCAAATAAGTATTTTAAATTTTTAGGTGAAAGAACAAAATTAAATGAAAAAGAAAGATATAATATTAAATTTAAAATATAGTACTATATAATGTCGCTATAAATGTTTATTACTATTTTGAAGTAAATGTATTTTTATTTTTTCGTCCATATTTACAATGTTGTCTTTGAGAGAAACCCTTAGGTCTATTACAATTAATACTGCGTTTATATTTTAACGACCATTTACCACCTCTCTTTTTTTTAGTTTTGCCACCCATTTGTTTTTTAGGATTTTCCTTTAATTTAAAATTTATCCATTCTACAAATGAATCTATGGACCTATCTTTATTTGTAATATTTGAATCTTCATAATTTTCAACAATATTTCCTTCTTTAGTTGAGTATATTATTGTAGGGAATCCATCAGGTTCTTTTTTTATATTTTTCAATTTATGGATTAAATCTTTATCTACATCTACTATAATAACATTATTATCATTTTTATATTTTTTTAGAACATTTTCTAGTTTTTTCCATTCAGGACGCACTTGATTACATGGTCCACACCCTTCCATATAAATTAACATAAATACATCTTTATTACGTAAATAAGAATCTAACTTATTAAGTAACGTATCTGTATTATCGGAATTATTATTGATATGTAAAAAAACCATTATATAAAATAAATAGAAAATAAACTATAACAATTTTATCCTCATATATTATAATATAATGACATTGATGATATTTTTATATATAGTCGTATTTTTAATTGGGTTATATTTTTATGCGAAAAATTATGATACTAAATATTCAGAAGGTTTTAATAATGGTAAACAAAGATGTCCTAATTTATTAATTCAAAAAGGTTCACGTTTTTACTTGTATAATTCAAAACTAGCTCAAGTTCCAGGAGTTAATCCTGTTGAGTTTGATAATTTAGAAGATTATACTGAATTTTTAGAATGGCAAAGAAGTCAAAATATAAGATGCCCTGTTCTATATTTACAAGAAACTTATGACGCACAAGGTAATCGAGTTTATAAATCTAGACCAAGTATTTCTGAACCTCAATTTGGTTTACCACCATCTATTGTTGCGCCAGTAGGCGTTGCTTCACAAATACCTCCATTAATGGAAAGCGCTTTAGAACCTGTTGGAGAACCTGCGTATCCAAATCCAACATTATTAGTTGACGCGACTAGAAATGACCCACCATATAATCAAGGTTCATATCCTGCTCACGACCAAACAAATTATTATATAGGGACAACTACTCCATTAGATGTTATGAATATGAAACAAGAACAAGCACCTATAAGTCCTGATCCTATGGATCCAAATTGGGGTGGCGCAGCGTACACACAGTCATTAGTTGATAAGGGATATTATAAAGATAATGAAGTAAAAATTGCTATATCATAAAAACCATTAAGTATCTAATAAAATAATTACAAATAATAAGTATAATTATTTTATTGTTGTTTATCTACATATTTCATTACATTATTTAACGCTATTTTTGCTTGATTCATTTCAGCTAGTTTTTTTACTGAATCGCCTGGATTACTACTATCAACAGACAACGCTGTTTTTAACATTAAATTATCAATCAAATCATCTAAATTTAATATGGCATTTTCATAATCTGTTCTATATTTACTGATTAAAAAGGTATCTTGCATTTGTATATTTTGTTGTTTAATTGTAGCTCCATATGAGGCAGCATTTCCGGCAATACCATTTGTAGTAGATGTAACGGTATTTCCAGATGCGTCAGTCATTCCCTCTCTAAAAGTATTATAATTAAAACTTCTAAATAAAATATATAAAAGAAATAATATACCAACCATCAAAAATAAATTCATAAACTCTTTATTCATAATATATATATTTATTTTTTCAAAAGAAACTTTACAATATTTGCTATGCTTGTTTTATTTATTTTTCTAGTTTGTTCTTTCGAATTAGTATAAGTAATATCATTTAAACAATTATTATCTTGTTGAATCGCACTTATGAGTTCTGGCAATGTATTATATTTATTTAATATAGCTAAAGCAGTTACTGAACTTATTCCGGGTATTTGACATAACATAATCTCTCCAATGTTTTCGGGTGTAATATTTTCTTTCTTAACTTTTTTAACTACATTAACATAATCTTTTTCAGTTTCTTCAGAAGAACCACTGGATTGCTCCTGAACAGTAGTTTCAGCAACTAGTTTATTCTTATAAAAAGGTTGTTTTGTTAGCGCTTCTTTTTCTAATTTATAAGCCATATTACATACTATTGTAGCGGACTCTTCTATCGAAATTGATCTAAAAACTGAGAAACCTTTATAATAATTTAGAGAGAACATTGCTGAATATAACATTAACTTATCTACTCCATTGTCGCCTTTGAATCTATTTATGCGATTGACATCTCCTTCAATAAGATAAACAATATTATGATTATGATGGTCTAATCCGTTTAACCTATATGATTGTTCTTCGTATCTACCATCCTTAATACTTGACAATAAATCAGACACGGATTTTCTCTCTATAATTATTTTATCTTCTTTTTCATCACCAATAATAATATCTCCTAGTGGTAAAGTTTCTGTTTTTATTACATTATTTTTAAAGATTGGAATTGTAGACACTAAACGATTAATATTATTTAATAACTCTTGTTCTCGAATATCTACTTTAATAATCATTATTATTTAATTATTACATAATTTGTTATTAAATTGTTTTTTAATGATTTAATATATTTTAATATAACCATATAAAAATATTTGATATATATATATATAAAATACATGTTAAACATAATTAAAAATGTTCCGGATATTAAAACATATCCCCTTAAATATGTGTTTGAAAATATGAATCTAAAACATAAACCAAACACATTATGGTTAGAATTTGGAGTATGTACCGGAAGTACAATCAATTATATTTCTAAGTTTACTACTGATACTGTATATGGTTTTGATAGTTTTGAGGGTTTACCGGAGAAATGGCGTGACGGTTATGACAAAGGTTCATTTAATGTAAATGGTTATTTACCACAAGTTAATAATAATGTTAAATTAATAAAAGGTTGGTTTAATGAAACATTACTTAATTTTATAGAAATACAAAATAAAAAAGTTTCATTTATTCATATGGACGCAGATCTATATAGTTCTACAAAATATATATTAGATGTATTAAAAAATTATATTGATAAAGAGTGTATTATTGTATTTGACGAATTAGTAAATTATCCTGGTTTTGATGGCGATACAGGGGAACTTAAAGCATTTTATGAATTTATTACAGAAAATAAAGTAGATTATGAATGGATTGGAATGAATGGAGCACCGTGTTTGTCTAATTATTACTATGACCAAACAGTAGCGTTAATTATTCATTCAATAAATTAACAAATATGTAACGTTACTTCACACGTTATAAAATATATTATTATTATTAACAATATATTTTTATAATAAAACATTTTAACCCATATTTCCACCAATTGTAGCGCGATAACCGTATTTTTGGGTTTGAATTGTTCTATTAGGAACACAAATTAGAGGAACTGTTTGAGGAGCACCCATTAATGTTGGATTACTTTGCATAAACCAACCGACACGTGGTGCGGTGCCGGCTTTCTTGGCGGTTCCACCACAAGTATTAGTTCTATTACAAATTGAAGCAGCATTTCTAGCCATTTTACTACCACTCATATAAGGCATTTTATAAATTAACATAATATTTTATTTTTAAATACTAAAATTAATCTAAATATTTCCAAATAAATCTACCAGTTGTTTTTCTAAAATTGTTTATAACTCCCCATATATTATTTCAATATTAGCATCATCGCTATATCTCCATATATAACCGGCATTCTTCCACAATATCAATATACCATTTATCTTCAAGTTTTTTTCCAAAATATATTATTTTTGGCTACAGCGTATATTTAATTTTATAAATCAACTTAAAGACAATTTACTAAAACTATATATATGACAGACGTAAAGGTATCACACGATGACGACATTATTAAAACTGAAGAAGGATTAGTGTTTAATCCATATAATCCCCTTAATATAAAGATTACATTGTGCGAAGTACAATCTATTCTTTCTAAATATGGCATTCCTCCACAAGTATATAATGTGTCCTTATATGAGAGAGCATTTATTCATCGTTCTTACACAAAACGCCCTAACTTTGAAAATATTCAACAAAATATTAAAATAGTTGATAGACCAGATGATTGTTTGCCATTAAGCAGTAAATCAAATGAACGTTTAGAATTTTTAGGTGACGGTGTTCTAGAGTGTGTTACAAAGTATTTGCTATATAGACGTTTTCCTAAAGCAGACGAAGGTTTTATGACTGAAAAGAAAATTGCTATTGTTAAAAATGAAGCAATCGGTAGAATCGCATTAGAAATGGGTTTACATAAATGGTTAATATTATCTAAACACGCTGAGGAAAAAAAAATTCGAACTAATCTTAAAAAACTCGGTTGTTTATTTGAATCTTTTATCGGAGCGCTTTTTTTAGATTTTAATAAAATTACTGTTAAAGATCATGATAATTGGTTTCAAGATATATTTATAACAGGACCCGGATTTCAAATGGCGCAATTATTTATCGAAAATGTATTTAATAAACATATTGATTGGACCGCATTAATTCAAAATGATGATAATTATAAAAATATATTTCAAGTAAAAACACAAAAAGAATTCAAAATTACACCTATTTATTTAATAATAAACCAAGATATTGAAGAAGGGTATAAAATGGGGGTATATTTATATATGGAAAAAGTTTTTGACGCTAAATCTGGAGAAACTAAAGAAGTTTATTATAATAGTAACCTAAAACCTAGCGACGCTACACATTTTTCAGTATTTCAAAATTTTAAAGGCGTACACGACCATTATGAAAAAAATGGTTCGGTATTTGTATTTATGGGCGAAGGACAACACAAAATTAAACGTAAAGCAGAACAAATTGCCTGTAATGAAGCGCTAAAATTAATCGATGAAAATATTTAATATCTTCTCTTTGATTTTTTAGATATATTTCTTTTTCTTTTTGTTTTTCTTCCACCTACCTTATTTTCACTTATAAATTGTATTTTATTTAGTGATTTATCTAAATTTAAAATACTTTTTATTGAATTAATTGAATTATTTCTCTCTATTTGTTTTTTGTCAAGATATTCTTTTTGCTCAAAAATTTCAAAAATATATCGATGTTTACCTGTATTTGGAGGTGGTGACGGACCTTTATATGGCAATATAATAGTACCGGTTTTTATATTATTATTTTTTATATTTACTAAAATCCAATGAATATATGTTCCATTTACAGCGTCTGGGTCATACATTACTAATGAATATAAATCGTTTTTATTTGTATCTATTCTTATTTCAGGTTCTTTTTGTGTATAATTTGGTGTAAGAATTTCATTATTTTGTATTATTTTATTATTATAAATCAATTTCATAATCATATATTATGATTATAAAATTATTGAATTGCTCATTATTTGTCTAATTATAAAAATTTATATATTTAAATTATATAAGTGATGAATCCTTTAGCTACATTAAAAGAAAAATTAATGATTAAACCAAAAGTTGAAGACAGAGAACGTGTTGCCGTTGTTATTAAAGGAGTAAAAAAACCAACAAAACCTAAAGCACCTAAAATTAAAGCAACTGAAATAGAAGAAATAGAAGAAATAGGAGAAATAGAAGAAATAGGAGAAAAAGAAGAAAAAGCGATTTCAATTATAGAAGATACTGAAGAAGAACCAAAAAAACAACAACCCATAATTGTAGATGAAACTCAAAAAGGTTTTAATCGTGAAGCGTTGCTTCAAAAATTAGCGGAAAGTAAAAAAATCAAAGTTATGATTACACCAATTATTGAAGTTGCTGAAGAAAAAAAGACAATTGAACCTATACCTTTGCCTCTAGTAAAAAAAGCAAAAAAAGCAAAAAAAGTTTCTATAAACATACCTGTAATCATTGAATCGGATGAAGAAGAAGTTAAAAAAGAAAAAGAAGAACCAATAGAACCTAGAGAGAAAGAACCAATAGAACCTAGAGAGAAAGAAAAAGTTGAAGAAGAAGATGAAGAAATTATTATTATACCAAAAGAACTTAAAGAACTTAAAGAAAAAAAGAAAAGAAAAACACCAAAAGTTAAAAAAGGAGAAGTTATTTTAGGACCAGAAACGTATGTTGAAATAGGAGATACTGATTTAACAAAACGTATACCAACCCCGTCACCACCTGTTTTCTTAAAAGTTTCTAGTTATTATATGAACAATAGAGAGATTTTCATAAATTTTATCAATTCTTTATTTGAACCATACAGAAAAGAATTGGAAGAAAATAAAGAAGAAATATCTTGTGATACTATCGGTAAAACAAGTACTAATTTCTCTCTATTAACTCATCAAAAGATTGTCAGAGATTATATAAATCTTTTTACACCTTACAGAGGATTGCTTTTATATCATGGTCTTGGTTCCGGTAAAACATGTACTTCAATTGGAATTGCAGAAGGTATGAAAGATTCAAAACAAGTTATTGTTATGACACCTGCTTCATTAAGAGCAAATTATATAGAAGAACTTAAAAAGTGTGGTGATGCGTTGTTTAGAAGAAAACAATATTGGGAATGGATATCGATTGTTAATAACCCTGAAATTTTACATACTCTTTCCACTTTATTAAATTTACCGAGAGAATATATACAAAAACACGGAGGCGCTTTTTTTGTGAATGTAAGTAAACCATCTAATTATAATGACCTTAGTGATACCGATAAAAAAGTTCTTGAAGAACAACTTAATAAAATGATAGAACACAAATATAAATTTATTAATTATAATGGTTTAAGAGCACAAAGATTAATTGAAATGACATCTAATTTTACAAAAAATATATTTGATGATAAAGTTGTTATTATTGAAGAAGCGCATAATTTAATAAGTAGAATTGTAAATCAAATAAAGAGAGAAGACAAAGATGTTCATTCTGGGGAAGAAAATAAAAAAGATGAAGAAAAAGATATTTTTGGTTCAGTAAAAGATTCAGAAAAAATGCCAAAAAATATTGCGTCTAAGTTATATTACATGTTATTACGCGCTGTTAATTGTAAAGTAATATTATTGACAGGAACACCTGTTATCAATTATCCTCATGAATTCGCAATATTATTTAATATTTTAAGAGGATATATAAAAACATGGAATATGACATTAGTAATAAAAACTGGAGATAAAATAAATAAAGAATCCCTTCAAAAAATGTTATTGGGAGAAAAGTCATTAGATTATTTAGATTATTCCCCAGCCAGTAAAGAACTAACCATTACTCGCAATCCATTCGGATTTAAAAATAAAATTAAAAAAGAATCTGGATATCAAGGTGTAACTAATGTTAAAAATGAAAAAGGCGAATCTGTTATTGATTCTGAATTTATTTCTGATGAAGATTTTGAGAGAAGAATAATAAAAACACTCGAAAAAAATAACATATCTGTAACACCTGGTAGCGTAAAAATAATTAATTACAAAGCATTACCTGATAATAAAGATTTATTTGAAAATAATTATGTTAATCCATTGAATTTTAAACTAAAAAATGAAGATGCGTTAAAGCGAAGAATTATTGGGTTATCGTCATATTTTAGAAGTGCGCAAGAAAATTTATTACCAAAATATAGTGGACAATTAGGAATAGATTATCACATTATTAAAATTCCAATGAGTGATACTCAATTTAAAATTTATGAAAGCGCTCGTCAAGAAGAGAGAAAAGTAGAAAGAGGAAAAAAAGACGATACACTCGATGAAAAATCCTCTACATATCGTATATTTTCTCGTTTATTTTGTAATTTTGTAATGCCAGATAGACCTGTTCCTGAATTTAAAAGTAAAAAGAAAGATGATGAGGAAACTAAAGAAGACTCAAATATGGCAAATATAATAAAAGAAGGTAACAAAATCACGAGTAAATTAGATGTAACAGATGAGAGAATAGGAGAACTTGAGGGCGACGAAGGTTTAGACATTTTGGGCGGAACAACTTATAAAGAGCGATTAGAACAAGCAATTAAAAACATCGAAGAACACGCTGATGATTTTTTAACGCCAGAAGCGCTAGTTACATATAGTCCAAAATTCTTACATGTATTAGAAAATATTCAAGACACAGAGTATCAGGGGTTACATTTAGTATATACTCAATTTAGGACTGCTGAAGGCATTGGCTTATTCAGTTTAGTATTAGAAAAAAATGGATTTACTAGATTTAAAATTAAAAAGAATCATCTTAATGTATGGGAAATTGATATTTCAGAAGTAAATATGGGGAAACCTACATACGCATTATATACAGGTACAGAAACTGTTGAGGAAAAAGAAATAATTAGGCATATCTATAACGGTGAATGGGACGATGTTCCTGAAAGTATTAGTGTTGAATTACGTTCTAAATATCGTAATAATAATATGGGTGAAGTAATAAAAGTTTTAATGATTACTTCATCTGGTTCAGAGGGAATAAACTTAAGAAATACCAGATATGTCCATATTATGGAACCTTATTGGCATCCTGTTCGTTCGGAACAAGTTATCGGTCGCGCTAGACGTATTTGTAGTCATAAAGACTTACCTCCAGCGCTTCAGACTGTTGAAGTCTTTGTGTATTTAATGGTTTTTTCGGAAGAACAATTAAAGAGTGATTTCGCTGTAGAATTAAAAAGAAAAGATTTAAGTAAATCATTGCCTAAAGTTCCGATTACAAGTGATGAGTATTTATTTGAAATATCGGAAAGAAAAGCTAACTTAACAAGACAATTAACAGATGTAATTAAACAATCCGCGTTCGATTGTTATATTTATTCAAATGGCAAATGTTTAAATTTTGCAGATCCAACAAATGATAAATTTTCTTACGCACCTGAATTTACTAAACAACAAGAAGACGCTATTGTTCAAGCAAATACGAGAGAAGAAAAATGGGTCGGTAAAGTTATTACAATTAATGACAAAGAATATGTTTACAGAAGAGTTAGCAAGACAGTTTTAGACCTCTATGATAAAGAAATATATTTAAGGTCTATGAATGACCCATCTATATTACCGTTGAAAGTTGGTACATATGAACAAAATAAAGAAGGTGAGAGAGTATTAAAATTATTTTAATTTAATATAGTTATTTAGTGTAAAAAATTATGGTTTTGTTAAAAAAACATTAAAAAGTTTATCAAGTTTTAAATTTATATTTTTTATATCATTTTCAATCTGTAAAAGTCTCTCGTTATCATTCTTATTATAACTATTATCATTCTTATTAGAATTATTGTCGGGTTGATTATCATTTAAAAATATTGTTTTCTCTCCATCATCTATTTCTAGTTTTTTTATTTTTTTAAATTTTGAAAATAAATTTACTTCATTGGTTTCTTCATGTAAGTTTGACATTTCCGTAAAGTTTAATTCAATATTCTCTCCCCATGTTACGTTTTTTTTTGTTTGAAAAGTTTGATTATCATTTATACTAATATTATTTTCATTATTTAAATATTTTAATTTATTAGAATTTGATTCTGAGTTTTGTTGATTTTTTTGAGTAATTTTTTCATTTTTTATAGATGTTTCTTGAGGTGTTAACCAATTGTTAACTTGACTAATATTTGAATTATATGTTCTATTAATGTTTTCTACTTCATAATTTCTTTTACTGGTTATTTCTTTTAACATTTTATCCATTTCGTTTATTGGTTTATCTTCATAATTATCAGTAAATTTTGGAACAGGAGGGGTTTTAATATTTATAGAATCTTCAAAATCTTTTTGTCTCATTTGTAAATCTCTATCAAACTGTGTTTTTCTCTCGTTTTGAATCTCTTCATATGTTATTAATTCTTTGGGTTGTTCTTCATAAATCTTTATTTTATTGGGTTGATATGGAAAATTTTTTTTTATGTAATTTAAAATAAGTATTATATATTTTTTATTCAGTTCAATTAAATTTATTCCACTCTTTTTTTCTGTTTCAAAAAAACCCTTTAAATTATTAATAAATACATCACTTATTTTTGTTTGTATGTCTTTAGTTAAAAATTTAAAAATATCTTCATCACTTATAACGTCCCATAAAGTATTAACGTTTGATTTACTTAAAAATACATTTTTTTCCATAAATATATAAATATATAATTGTTATTTTTATATATTTTATACGTAACATTATAATGAATCATTAAAATAAATATTTCTGAATTTATTAATATAATCATCCCTTAGAATATGAGTTTTTAAATAATGTTCTGTAACTTTGTCTTCTAACATATGAACGATAAAATATAGCGAATACACACCACATTCAGTATTACCGTCTTGATGTTCTATACCTTCATTGCTATCAAATTTAAAATTTATTTTTGGATTTAAGTTTAACCCCTGTTCTCTAATTCTATTAACTAATTTCATTATTTGTGGTGGTGCTTTTTCACCTGTACTATCGAAAAAAAATATCTTTTTTCTTTTAATATTTATAAACATTGAAATCCAATGTTGTCCTGGTTTATTGTGAGGGTCTGTATTAAATATCATACCTATTTTGGTTTTACCGCTCTTAAGTTGTTCCTTTAAATTGAAATTACATAATTCTTCCCATACACACTCCCCATATAATTTTTTTGTATCAAAATCAATCGGCGATGGTCCAATAAAATCAAAACATTTATACGCTTTTTCATATTGTTTCATTACTTTCATAATATCAACACTTGATAACCATTCATTAGGATTTTTTTTCCATTCCGTTGGAGATTCGGGAGCAAAAGAATCTGTTGCGTCGCTTTCTATTTTTCCGAAATCATTTTGTTGTTTTAGCCAACAAGACTCTTTGTTACAAACGTTACTTAAATAATCGCTTAACATGTTATGAATTTCTTTTGGTGAATTACTTTTTATTTTACTATCAGGATGTCTAGCGTTCCATAGATCTCTCAATCTATATAATGTTTCATTCGTATAACACGTAAAATCATTTATTTCATTTTTTGGTTTAGGACTACAATTTACCTTTTTAAGTTTTATAGTTTTATTTTTTTTATTATTGCCGCCATATTTTTTATTTTTTGTTACTCTTTTTTTTTGTTTGGTTGTCTTCATAAATAATATCGATATTATTCTTTTATTATTATTATATAAATTGAATAAATTAACTCATATAATAATTTCTAAATAATTTATAATTTAACATGTTTGTTTAGTTAAGTCACGAACTTGACAACGAGTATTATTATAAAATATACTACTACCACAAATAGAAGGCGCTGGATTCGGATTAAACGCATCAAAACTATTCGTTTGAAACAATAAATCATGTGGATTATGTTGTTGTTTCGCTTTGAATTTATATTCATATAAATCACTTGTTGAAGATGGAACATACACTGATTGACTACATTTCTGTAATGCATAAACTTGATTTCTTAATTCTGATTCTAAATTAACGTTTGAAGCGTAACCTGACCAAGGGGCAGTATCATTTCCTGGATTAAAAACTTTATTTACATTGTATGTTGGCATTTGATTAAGAGTAACACTAAGTTCTTTTCTCGGGTCTACAATAGGAAAATAAGAATATTTTGTCATCACAGGTCTCACATCTATATAAGGTTGTAACATTTGTGATGGGAGATTTCTGTCATATATTCTTGTATTTGTTTGTTCATGAATTTTTGAATTACAAATATTTTCAATATAAGGATTTGCCATTTGATATACTTATATATTATTATTTTTAATTTTATTTTAAAAAAATTTAAAGGTATAATTTAATATTATAGATATAAATGTGTGGTATTTTTGCTCTCCTAAATGTCAAGAAGGAAAATTTTGAACAAAAGTTAAATTATGATACAATATATGAACAATTTAACAAAGGAGTAAATCGAGGTCCAGAATTTTCTAAATTGGATGACACTTATAACCAGTTAATGTTGGGATTTCATAGATTAGCAATTAACGGTTTAAACAATGAGTCAAATCAACCAATAGTTTTTAATGATGTTGTTTTAATTTGTAATGGAGAGATTTATAACTATAAAAATTTATATAAAACTATGAATGTCACACCTGTAACGGATTCAGATTGTGAAGTTATTATTCATTTATATATTAAATATGGTATCGAACAAACATTAAATATGCTCGATGGTGTTTATGCGTTTGTATTATATGATAATAGAAATTATGACACAAACGTTAATAAGTTATATGTCGCTAGAGATCCTATTGGTGTGAGACCATTATATAAATTATCAAATAATTGTAACTTTTATGAAACATATAATTTATTTGGTTTCGCTTCAGAACTTAAATGTCTCGAATATTTTTATAACTTAGACACATCTTATTTTAATTTAGAACAATTTGAACCAGGAACTTACTCATATTTTGAATTTACAAATTTTTCAAAACCTATTTGGAACCCTGTATTTGAAAATAAACCATATTATTTGCCATCCTTTTCACATACAAGAGTGACATATTCCGTAAATGATTTGGAAAATGAGTTTTATCATAAAATCTCTTATTATTTAAATTTAGCAGTCGTTAAAAGATGTATTACTACTGAAAGACCAATTGCTTGTTTATTAAGTGGTGGTCTCGATAGTAGTTTAATTGCATCTTTAGTATCCAATTATTTTAGAAAAAAAAATAAACAAATAGAAACTTATAGCATCGGTTTAGAAAATTCAGAAGACATTAAATACGCTAAAATTGTTGCGAATTACATTGGTTCTAAACATACTGAAATAATTGTTACTGAAGATGATATGTTTAACGCTATTCCTGAAGTAATAAAAGCTATAGAGAGTTATGACACAACTTCAGTTAGAGCCAGTATAGGCAATTATTTAATAGGTAAATATATTACTTGTCATTCAGACGCTAAAGTTATTTTTAATGGAGATGGGTCAGATGAATTATTTGGAGGATATTTATATTTTCATAAATGTCCTGATGATATTGAGTTTGATAAGGAAACAAGACGATTATTAAAAGATATTCATTTATTTGATGTTTTACGTTCTGATAAAACAATATCATCACATGGTCTTGAACCTCGCACTCCTTTTTTAGACAGGAGTTTTGTTAACTATATTTTATCACTTCCTCCCTATTTCAGAAATCATGTAAATTTTAATCAATGTGAAAAATACTTGCTTAGAAATAGTTTTTCATTAAATTATTTTAAGGATAAGTCAGGTAGACAAATATTGCCAGATTGTATTTTATTTAGAAAAAAAGAAGCGTTTAGTGATGGAGTTAGTTCAAAAGGACGTTCATTATTCCAGATTTTACAAGAAAGAATTGCCCAGCAATTGAATCAACAAACTCAAATATTTGAATTCACGCAACCTAAAATATATGAAGCCAATATTGATACAGAAAAAGAATACTATAAAAATTTATTTTTAACATATTATCCAAATTGTTCTCATATTTTACCTTATTTTTGGATGCCAAAATACATTAACGCAGTCGATCCCAGCGCAAGAACATTAGATATATATAACAAAACTGATTCATAAAGTTAATAAAATAATATATTCATATATTTTATAAATATATATATGAATACCCTCCATAATATACAAGAAAATTTTTACAACGCTGTTATTTATATAACTTATGCATTAATAATTGTTTCATCATTAGGAATATCTCAGAGAGCACCTCAATATTTAAGTACATTAGATTATTATGTTAGAATATACATATGCTTATTTTTGATATGGAGATTTAATCCATTAAGGTCAAAATACGAATTTACTGATTTAGATCGCAAAATATCATTTAGCGCTGGTTTATTTATATTAACAACTACCACATTAAATACTTATTTAGTTGAAGTTAAAGATAAAATTTCAAGTTTTTTCGAAAAAAATAAAAATAAAAATGAAAATAATGATTTGGACAATAATTATAATAGTTTTACAAATATTATAAGTAACAAATAATTTATTATCTCTTACGTGTTTTATTACTTACGTTATTAATTTTATTAGTTTTATTTTTAATAGTTTTTGTTTTTTTTGGTCTGTTAAAAAATTCTCTCAAATGGACTATTATTTGTTTTCCAATAGATTTATCAACTTCGTGTTCCTGTAAGTTTTTATGTATACAATTATAATTATATTGTTTAATGTATTTTATAATTTCAATGTCAAAATTTATGTCATTTTTAATTAATTTAATACCGAGTTCACTTTTTTTAAATGTATTCAACATATCATTAAATTCATAATCGTAATAATATGGTTTAACATTTATGTAATAAATATTGTTATTTGTCATTCCAGGATAAAATGTATCGTCTAAAAAACATATTTCTGCTGTATCTGGGATTTTTGTACATCTTATTAAATCCTTATGTGTTTTGCTATTAGTAGTTCTACATAATTCAATCTTTTTCCCATTAACTTTAAACGCTGCGATTATTTGGTCTATTAAGTCATAATCTATTTTTTTTTCAAAATAAGATAAAATTTTTTCTGCCCATTCTCGTGGTCCATTGTTATTGGTATAAATCATTATTTTATGACAGCAATTACTTTGCTTTTTTTCCTTTAAGTAATTTAATATATTTATTATATTTGGTCGCAATACATCAGGAAACAAATCTAATGTATCATTAAACTCTTTTTGGGTTAAAATTATATTTTTTGTTTTTAAATAATTACATAAACTATCCCAAAATATACCATATTGTGTAAAATATCCTAATGTTTCATCTAAATCAAATACTACTATTTTCATACCGTTAATATATGTTGAGAAATATGTATTTTACAAAATACTGATTGTGAAAATTTAATCAATTTAGGTTAGAAAATAAAATATAAGATTTATATATAATAAAATTATGTCTGAACTTACACACATTGATTATGAAAATATTTTAAAATTTTATAAAAAACCTATTCCCAAATCAAAACGCTTACTTAAATTACAAGCAGAGAGAATTATGGCAACTAAATTATGTAGATGTATTAAAAAGATTGGTAAAAATAATGAAAGTCGTTCTATTGGTATTTGTACGAAAACAATAATTAATAATAAAGGATTTAAACGTGGTAATTTTTCATGTAAAAAAAAACAAAAAATTATTTTAAGTAAAAAAAATAAAACTAAAAAAGTATCTAATAAATATATAAAATAATTATATCAAATTATATTAAATGCCAATTGATTACTATGATATAATTATTGTTGGAACAGGAATATCTGGATTATATAGCGCCCTTAAAATAAAAGAAACATCACCTAATACTTCTTTTGTTTTATTGGAAAAATATAAAAAACGATGGATTGGAGGAAGGACAAGTAACGATTGTTTTTATGGAACAGAAATTGTTAATGGCGCTGGAATAGGTAGAAAACATAAAGATAAATTATTATTTAAGTTATTGGATAAATTGAATATAAGTACGACTGAATTTAAATTTAAACCAAATTATTCAGAACTAATTCAACCAATTGATATAAAAAAAATAATGAATACTTTAAGGTCAAGATATAATGAATATAAAAATCAAAATCTTACATTTAAACAATACTCTACAATTATTCTTGGAGAGAAACTTTATAAGCAACTTATTATTTCATCCGGTTTTTCTGACTATGAAAATGAAGATGCACTTGAAACATTATATTATTATGGAATGGACGATAATTATTGTTGTTGGAACGCATTTAAGGTTCCTTGGAAAAAAATGGTCATAAAAATGTATAATAAAATAGGCGAATCACATTTTAAATTTTCTAACGGGGTTACTGAAATACGTAAAATAAGACATGACCCATGTAAATTCGTTATTTTTACTGATAAACAAACTAAATTTTTATGTAATAGAGTAATTATAGCTACAACAATTGATACAACAAAAAAACTCTTACCACAATATCCCTTATATAATGATATTGAAGGACAACCTTTTTTAAGATTATATGGTAAGTTTTCTAAAGAATCAATTCCAATAATTAAAGAATATGTAAAAAATATCACTTTTTTGCCTGGTCCCCTTCAAAAAATTATTCCAATGGATCCTGACAAAGGCATTTATATGATTTCCTATAGTGATAATAACAACGCTGTTATTTTAAAAAATCATCTTGATAACACTAGTTTAAATCGTAAATTATATTGTTTATTAATTGAAAAATCATTGGGTATACCGAAAAATTCTCTACAATTAAACGCTATAAAAGATTATTATTGGCCAATAGGAACACATTATTTTAAACCATTAAACAAAAATTTATACAAATCCAGAGAAGAATTTATATATAAAGCTCAGCGTCCAGAAAGAGGTATATTGGTTGTTGGTGAAGCAGTTAGTAGAAATCAGGGATGGAGTGAAGGTGCATTAGAAAGTGTTAATGATTCATTAACTAAAAAATGGATTAAAGAAATATGTTAAAAATTTCTATATCTACTTTTCCAATTTATTTTATCAATCTTACGAACATCGTCACATGGTAAAATTTCATTTTTTAAAAATAACGTTAGTCTGTATAATTCAATATCAAATGATTTATTTTCAGTGAAAGGGTCTATCAATATTCCATTATTTATATTCAATGAAAACATCATTTCTCTATCATCTACAATAACAGTATTTGTCTCGTTAAATTCTGGAAAATTAGAATATACAAGTTTTAATTCTTTATAGCATTTATCAGGAAACATATTACCATTAGAAATAACATGAGAAAAAGTACAATGGTCTCTATAACCTAAAAAAAAAAATTTTTTATCTTTAGGGGTATCGTATTGTAAAATATTTTTAAAAGCATTTTCTAACCATTCTAAACTAGCTGATGTCCATATATTTACTTTTTCAAAATTATTAAATAAAAATAATAAAAAGTCTTTCAAATATGGTCTCGCCGTTTCATTACAAATCAATGTATTATCTAAGTCTAATATAATATATTTTTTCATATGTATATTACTAAATATATTATATAATTTAATTTTATATAGTTTTAACAAAAATCATCATCTTCAATAATGTCATAACCCCAATCTTTCCATTTGTTCATTTTACTAGGATGCCACATTTTTTCTATATATTCTTTTTTAAGTTCACTCTTTACAAACCATTCTTGAAATCTTTTTGTAATATATTTTTTTCTCTCGGTTAACATTAAATTATTACTTAATAAATAAGGATTCCATTGTATATTTTTAATATTATAATCTACTATATCCCAATTGATATTCAAATTATGATTTATTATGTGTGATTTATCAATATATAAGTTTTCATATTGAAATAAACTTTTGTTTTCTCGTATCATTTCAATAGTAATATTAGGATTTATACACATCTCTCTAAAGTCCCATGGTTTATCTAAATTATTTTTTATAATATTCCAATCTATGTTATGGTGTCTGCTTAACCAAGACCAATTCCATTTTTTATTTATATTTTTTTTTACAAATTCCCAAGTTAAATTAGGATTTCCGCTAATCCATTCATAATTATTAAATATATCCGGGTTTTCTTCTATAATTTTTAATGTTATATTTTGATTTAAAGATAAATATTTATAATTCCATGGTTTTTTTATATGTTTTTTAACAAAATCAAATGTAATATAAGGATTTAAAGATAATTCTTTCCAATCCCAATCATCATTCACATTTTTTTCTAATAATCCATAACTTATTATATTTGGATTTTTACTTAAAAATTGTAACATTGTATAATGATTGTTATCTACAGAATGATACGCCTCTTCTATTAATTTAAATGGAAGGTTTTTATTTGTGTAAATATATTTTACTTCATTAAATATATATTTTTCATTTTGCATAACTATACCATTTAAAATAAAATGGTCCCAGTTATCATTAATTATTTGTCTAGTTAAATTCGGATTCATACATATCGCATACATATTCCAAGGTTTATTAAAATTATTAATAATAACGTCCCATGTTATATTTGGATTTTTAGATAATCCATACCAATCCCATCTTTCGTTAGGATTATCTAAAATATATTGAAACCATTTATTGGACCATTCATTTAAAAACTTATCATATAAATATTCTGTCATTTATTATTTATTGTTTGTTTATTTATTTTAAATAATAAAAGTTATCAATTTTTTTTATATAAATTTTAACTTAATAATAAATATAAATAATATCCATGATAACCAATTGATGCAAAACCTAACATTAATAATAACTCAAAATATAATCTTTTTGTTTTCTCTCTATAATAACCAATTAAAACTAATAGAGGTCCGATTATTAAAATGTGTATCAAATTGACCCAATAGTTTTTACCTTCTAGCAAATAACCATATAGTTTAAATAAGTGATAAAATATTATAAAAAATCCTAAATAAAATAATATTGTAAATAGAATTTGTGGTATATTTTCTCTTTGAGTCCCAATGTATAAGAATAACCCTCCTATAATAAGTATATGGACTATATGAATAAGCATACGTGTAATCATATATTAAATAATTATAATAATTTATTATATTAATTTAGTATATATGGAACAATTTAGATATGAAAATGTTGAGGTAAAAAATGTTGGTAATCTAAAAACTATTCGCAAAGTATCGATTAGAAATGGAAAGGGTTATAAAAGTGTAACCAAATATAGAAAAGGAAAAAAAATTTCATCTGTTAAAAAACCTATACATTTAGAACACATGAACATGATAAAAGGAGGGTCTTTTATAACTGGTTTATTTAATGACTGTAAAAATTGTAACAAAACAAGAAAAAATAGAAAATAGAAATCCTACTTCCTTTATCATTTTGTTATATGTTCCAACGCTGATAACAAAACTAATTCTTGGTTTGTTAATTTTTGAAATATTAAATTTTTGTCTATAGATATTTGAAAATGTTTTGACATAAAACCCAAATTTTTACATACACAGAATACTCCATTATCCGTTATTTTTATTTCACAAAATATAGCGCCCTTTGTTAAATATATATTTTCTGGGTCATCAATCGGAATCCATCTTATATATGTTCCATATTTCAATTCATTCATCTCATCAATATATTTGTATCCATCTAATTTTTTTAAAATTTCTAAGGTTTCTTTTCTTGAAAGATGTAATTCTTTTAATATATTTAAATTCATTTCTTTAATTTTTGTTGTCGTAAAATTTAATAGTGTTTCGTTTGATTCATCATCGAGCGCTTTTAATAATTTTTGTACGTCCATATAAATATATATTTAATTATATTTATATGATTTTTTACCAAGAACTACCGAATGAACCTCCACCTAAAAATTCACTAGCAGCGACCGGACCGAAAGATTCTTGAGTAACCCCTGGAGTCGCTGCGCCAACTAAAGGTGTCGTATCTTGTCTATACATAGCGTCATAATTTGGAAGTTGTTGTGGTTGAATTGTTGCTGGACTACCATATTGTAAATCATTTGTAGGCAATGAACTAATTGATGTTCCGTCAACAGAAGGTATCGGTTGTGTTATTTGTTGTCCAGAAATTGGTTGAGATACTTTTATATTACCATTTTTACCATTTTTCTTTTTTTCCGTTTTTCCTTCCCATAATTCTACTACACGATCTACCAAAATAGTAACTTTTTCGCCTATTTTTGTCTGTAAACTCATTGTAATCATTAAAACTGCTAAAATTATGTAAACAATATTAAATTCCGGATAATTTATACTACTGTACGTAGGAATAAATGTAATTATTCTATGTATTATTAATAAACCTATAAATGTCACTATAACTTGAATAAGTATTTCAGATGTTATTTCTAAACTACCTTTTTTGTCATCTGCTTCAGGAACATATTTACCTATAGTTTTATTTAAAATAACGACAGGAATTATTGCTATTAGAGCGTATTGAATTATATTTAATATGTCTGATTTTGAATCGTCGTCAAAATTGAAAACATGTTTAAAAAAGTTTTTGTTTGATTCGTCTGAAGTATCCATTATGATTTATAATTAGAAATTAAAATATTTAAAATCTATTTATGTTAAAATATTTTAATCTATTTATGTTAAAATATTTAAAAACTTATATTCTAAATATATTATGGAACATATAGCTGAAGAATACGCTACTGGGATTAACAGAATTAGAACTGAATTTATTAAACAGGACCCACAAAATAAAGAACAATTTGAACACCATAAAGATGACATAAAGATTTCTAATAATATTTTTTTAAATATTAATAAAAAAAATCACGAAGAATATCAATACCTAAATTTAATAGAAAATATTCTTGAAAATGGTGTTTGGGAAGAAGGTAGAAATGGTAAAACTAAAAGTATATTTGGTGCATCTATGCGTTTCTCTCTTAAAGATGGTAGGATACCTATTTTAACTACTAAAAAAACTGCTTGGAAGACTTGTCTAAAGGAATTATTGTGGTTTATTCGCGGTGAAACCGATAACAGATTATTAAAAGAACAAGGTGTTCATATTTGGGACGCTAATGCTTCGAGAGAATTTTTGGATAGTCGAGGTCTTACGCTAACTCGTGAAGATTTAATTGGTCCTGGCTATGGATATCAATGGAGAAATTTTAACGCTAATTATAATTGTTTTACTGGAAAAAGATTATTAGATAATGACCCTAATGATATTCATAAAAATACTATAAATTTCAAAGGAATCGACCAATTACAACAAATTATTGACGCATTAAAAGACCCCAAACAGCGCACGAGTCGTCGTCTCGTTATGACTGCTTGGAACCCTTGTCAACTAGACCAAATGGCGTTACCACCATGTCATATTTTATGTCAATTTAACGTCCATCATGGTAATAAATTGAGTTGTATGATGGTCCAGCGCAGTATAGATTGCGTTCTTGGTTCGCCATTTAATATAGCATCATATTCTTTTCTTACGCATTTACTAGCGAAACATTGTGGTTTAGAAGCGCATGAATTTGTTTATTTTATGGGTAATTGTCACCTTTATGAGAATGCTATAGATGCGGCTAAATTACAAATAACAAGAGAACCTTTTGAATTTCCAACAGTTTCAATTAAAGAAGTTAGAGAGAATATTAATGATTATCAGGTTGAAGATTTTGAAATTCATAATTATAAAAGCCATGAAGCTATTAAGGTTGCGATGGTTGCTTAAAAAATGTATATTATAAATTATACTATAAACTTTTTATTTTTTTAATTTTATATTTATGCGTAAGATATTTAGAAAGAAATTATAAAATAATATTATGAGTTCAAGATCACTCGCAGCAGCTAGAGCAAGAAGAGCAGGAGATAACGTACCTCCTGTATCAGGTAATAGACCAGTAACTTCTATTGGTTCACAAGCAGCGTTTGCTCAACCACCTAATGGTTTTTATCAAAATATGCCTCCACCTTCACCTAATGTAAGAATCGCAAGAAGTACTTCAACTCCATCACAAAATAACGCTTATCAACAAGTAAAACAATCTCAACAACAAGCGCAAAATGGATTACCTTTTTCCAAATTAAGTATTTCAGACGCTATCGGTTTAATTACTTTAAGATTAGGTAGAGTTGAACAATGGATTATTGAAACTAATCATGAAAGTCAAAACAGAGATTCATATGAAGAAAATATTAGATTACCTGAAAATTCTAAAGTAGTAGATAATAGTGTTTTTTTAGGATTAATGGATAGGATTGAAACAATTGAAAAGAGAGAAATTCCTTCTAATTCAGTATCAAATGAAGAAATCATAAAAATAACTGATGAATTAACTTCTCTAAAAGAACTAGTTAATAAAATAGCCGATGATGTTAACAAATATACAATTGAATTATCTAAGAATACTCAAGAAATTTTTAGATTTAATAGAGAATTAGTTGAAACAAAAGACATTCTTAAATCTTTTATGCTTAAATATGACATGTTTGTTGAACAAACGAACGATAAATTTTCTGATTATGAATTTGCTATTACTGAATTAGAAAAAAATTTTGAAATTGACAATAATTTAATTTTAAATGAAAATGGTATTAATTGTATTAATGATAATAATGATAATAATGATAATAATGATTCTTTAACGGAAAATCATAATAATGAACAAGAAACTAATAATACTAATAATACTAATAATACTAATATTATAGTAGACCTAAAAAAAATGATTAAACAAGAATTAACTTCAAGCACTTAATAGTTTTATATAAAATAATATATTAAATACAATATAATATTTTAAAATATATGAAAATAACTATTAGTGATAAAAGAAAAAAAGAAATTTTTATATCTCTATTTAATGTTTTAAAGAATTGTTCTTCATTAATTAATTTATCTCTTTTTAATGATTTTTTACATATTCAAGGAATGGATAAATCACATATATGTTTATATAATGTTAAAATATCAAACTTATGGTTTAATGAATATCATATAGAATCTGAATATAAGATATGTTTTGATTCATCTATTTTTTATTCGATTATAAGTACTAAAAATGATAATCAACAAATAATGATTACAATGAATAATAAAGAACAAGACTTTTTACATATTTATTTTGGAAGTAATGAAGTAAAAAAGGGAGACTTTAAAAAAACATTTAAAATGCCTCTATGTGAATATGATTACGAAGAAATGAATATTCCAGAAACTGAATATGATACAGAATTTTCTATTCAATCTAAACAAATTACAGACATTTTTACTCAATTGGGCAATTTTGGTAACGATATCGTAATAAATTGTAATGAAGAAAATATTTATATGATAACCGACGGAACATCTGGTGAAATGCGAGTTGATATTGCAATTGATGATTTAAATAGTTTTAGTATTGTCGAAGGGGAAAAGGTTTCTTTAACATATAGTATCGCTTATATGAATAAAATGTGTATCACAAATAAATTATCATCTGATATAGATTTCTATCTGAGTAACGAAAGACCTATGAAAATTAATTATAATTTAGGAGATGATAGTTATATTGTGTTTTTTATAGCGCCTAAATTAAATGATTAAATGGTTTCGTTTTACTTTTTAAAAATTATTATTATTTTTATTTAAGACTATGAAAATAATAATAAGTATTTTTATTTTTTGTTTAGTATTATTTATATATTTACATATACAATTTCATTTAAAAACTGGAGAAGATTTAGAAATGTATGAAATAGAAGACCCTAGTAAGGAAAAACTTGAAACCATTTGTGATTTAAGGCAACCTGTATTGTTTGATTTTGATTGTGTTAAAATAATTGACTATTCCAATAAAACATATATTTCAAACAATTATCCTGCTTTTGAAATCAAAATAAGAAATATTAACGAAACTGATAAAAATAATGAATTATATATTCCCTTACCATTACACTCATCTGTCAAATTATTCGACGAAGATAAAAATTCATGTTATTTTACTGAAAACAATATTGATTTTTTAGAAGAAACTGGGGTTATTAAAAATCTTAAATATAATGATGAATTCTTAAGACCATATATGGTTTCTAATTGTAATTATGATATTATGTTCGGTAGTAACGACACTTGTACTCCATTTAGATATAAAATTAATTATCGTAATTTTTTTCTCTTAACGGAAGGAAGTGCTCAAGTAAAACTTACACCTCCTCATAGTATAAAATATTTGTATCCTAATTATGATTATGAGAATTTTGAATTTAAGTCGCCAATTAATCCTTGGACTCCACAACTTAAATATAAAGCTGATTTTGATAAAATTAAATGTTTAGAATTTACACTAACACCTGGTAAAACTTTATTTATACCTGCTTATTGGTGGTATAGCATAAAATTTACAAAAAATACTAGTATTTCTTGCTTTTATTATAGAACATACATGAATAATTTAGCGATTTCTCCGTATATGGGAATGTACGCTCTTCAAATTCAAAATATTAAACGCGATACTGTTAAAAAACTAAATATTGAAAGTTTAAATAATAGTCAGACAAATGATTTTTCTATAAATAATAAAAATAATCAAAATGATAACAATATTAATAATAACAATATTGATAACAATATTAATAATAATAATAATAATAATAATACTAATACTAATAATAACAATCACGAAGATTTTCTACCTAAACCTATCTTAAACGATAATATTGGTTCTGAAATACTAATATAAATTTTTTATCGCGTATTTATATGAGGTTTGTTAAAAACTTTTTTTCGCTATTTAACTTTTCTAAGAAAAGAAAATACAAAACTAAGCGTAAATTTTCTAAAAATACGCGCACAAAGAAAAGAAGATATTTAATGAAAGGTGGATGAGGAGAAAATATTTCCCTATCAACAAATAATACATTTATGAAGGGTGGATGAGGAGAAACCATTAGTAATCCATCTGTATAAAAAATAAAAAATAATAAATAATAAATAAAAAATAGATTTATAAATTTTAGGATGATAATGAATATTTGAAA